CAGTTATGATTGAAACATCATCAACGGTGGCCCCACTGATAAAAATCTCGTCTGCCGCTGAATTGATCTGGAACAGAGACCCAAATGTCTGTCCTGCTTGGTTTGGCACGATAACTGCTGTCAGAATATCTGGAGCGAGTTGATTGTGTACGTAAGCGGCTAATTCTGTGTAGTAAAAACTGTCACCGAAATCCCAGTTGTCAAGTGCGAAGAATTCATTTATCGCGGCAATGACCCTTGTCCTGATCACTGCGTCTGTGACATTCGTTTTTGTGTTCTTGACAACTTTGAATGTTGCTTGTAATTCCTCGTCTGCATTTGATCCGAACAGTATCCTGTATTTCACCGGATGGTAGACCACCTGGTCTGATAGTGATTTCATTTTATCCAGTGTTCCCGAGTATGATATCCTCAGCTGGTCTGACGTTGAAGCGGCTGGTTTGGCTCCGCCATCCTGTAACCATATCCTGAATAAGTTGTCGTATGTTCTTTCCAACATGTACACGTCCACTATGTTTGACACACTGGGATCAATCCTTGTTTCCTGTCCGGCGTTGTGTCTGTACTGGAAGCTGATTGAACTCCTGCCTCTCCTCGCTATGTAATCTGTTGTGGTCGTCAGTGTGTTTGTGGTCGTGCTGTATTTCTTGATCACGTCCTCTGCACTGTCATAGAAATAGAACAGCTGGCCGTCTGTGTACGCAGTTGTGTTTACGTTTATGTCTGTTTCGTTCTCTGCCACGATAAAATTCGTTGCGGCATAGAATCTGTATCTCTCTATGGTGTCATAAGATATGTACTTCTCAAAGAACACGAACTTATTTGCTATGGAAGTGTCCGGTTCAACAAATATGTCAAATATTTCCGGATTGTCTACCACGCCGTCATCGTCATCATCGTGGAAGCCGACCTTGACCTTCCTGTTGTCCTGGAATCCATCTGATTCAGTCACTGTGTCCACTACCTGCCATGTGATGGGATAGCCCACACTGTTGCCTGTTGAGACAATTGAATTTGTTTTTAATAGTTTAACAGTGTCTTTCACACTCTTGCCCGTCTTGTAGTCGTAAATTTTTTCCTGTGCATCATAGTGGAACTTGTTCTGTCCCTCTGATTCAAATACGTAATCCAACTTCCTGTAAACCACCGTGTATGTGTTCCCGTCATTGGTGAACTTGAACCACCAGCTGGCGTCCAGGTTCGTGCCTGCTGTTGAGCCTGCCCCTGCTGTGCCGAATACGGAACTAGCACTCAGATTCGTGCTTGTTATAACTTTCCATTCTGCCGCATCCTGGTCGTATCTCAGGCCAAATTCCTCGTATGCTTCAATCCTGTCAATGATGTCTGCTTCAAGGGTTGCTGAGAATGATGTTGTGAACGCAGGTATCACTGCATTGATCACAGACCCGGCCGGTATTACATCGTTGATCGTTATCGGTCCTGTCCCGTCCTCTAGATTTCCCACACCCCCATTTGCACCATCCAACACAACTGCACCAACCTTGGCCCATGCCCTGTCTTCTGCATTGTCTGTTCCTGCTGTTACTAACTTGTCGTTTAGGAATTCCCTGGTATCCGGTGACGTGAATTTGATCAGTGCACCTGTTTTGGCATATTTCAAATTTGACGTTGCGAAGTCTCCAACAACCAGTGCCCCACCTGATGTGAAGTATCCTGTGTTGGTGTTTGTTGATGTCGTAGTGGAGTTCCACGTTGCACTCAGACTGCTGAGATCCTTTGTGCCATATTTCAGATAGTAGAACTGTCTGGCATATGCTTCTTTTAATTTTGCCTCTACTGATACATCAATCGTTGACTGTATCTCGCTCCTGTTGTTGAATGAGAATGCGAACTGCTGTGTGCTTTCTTCCCTGTACAACATTCCGTCTTCCGCGAACACGTTCACGTTCGAGTACGCACCCGTGGGGTCCAACACCTCCTTGGCCCTTGATATGCCTGATGCTGACCTGTTCACCGATCTCACTTTGACGATCTCCTGTGATGCTGACAGAGGTACCACCTGGTAGTCCTCGGCAGTTATCATCCTGTTCTGTGAGTAGTAGACCTGTGCGGCCTTCTCCTTGATCGAAGCGTTTGATTCTGTTGCTGTACTGTTGTACACTGATGACTTCAGACTCATGGTCAGTGTCAGTGTCTGTTGTGCACCGTTGGCATCCGTGTATGGCACAGACAGTGTAATGCCCTGCATGTCTGCTGGCTGTATTGCAAACTTGGCATTGTCACTGATCCTGTGATATGTTCTGAATGCACCCAATGGTAAGTTTGAGAAGTTTCCGTCACCGAACACAAGGTCTATTGAGTCATTCACCTTCGTCACGACATTGTATGTGTTTCGTTCTGCTTTTGCAAGTGAATTGTAAATTGCGTTGTTTCCTGCCAATGATGGTACCTTGGTCCACTGTTCTGTCAGCTGTCCGAACTGGTCCAGTCTGTACAACCAGACATCTGTGTCATTGATGTTTGAAATATTTAAACTCTTGACGTAATTGGTTATGGCTGTGTCCACCGAAAAATCTATCTGTTGCATCGTCCCTTGTTTGAAGAGGAAGAAGAATCCTGTGTTGTTGGAGCTGTCTCCTGAACCATCCGACCGGTAGGTGTATGTCAGTCCTGTTCCCGGCACTGGTGATGACTCGTATATTGATTCTGAATTGTTGATCGTGCTTGGCACTACCTCAAACTGTCTAGTAACACCACCAACGCCCTTGCTGAAAGAGAATATTGGAAGATCTATTTGGTTTGAGCTCAGTGTGTATACTTCTGTTGTGATGCCGCCTATCGGGCCTGACTCCCTGGGACTGCCAAATAGTTGTCCTGTCTGGTTGGCCGCATTCAGTACTGATGTGAACTGTTCTCTGTAATTTGAATTGGCTGAATCATTCCATATAATGTTTGAATTCGCTAGGTTCGTTCCTGTTGAATCTGCGACATCCTGTGTTGTTGAAATTGAATCAATCTTCAGAAGTCCTGTCGCCGGTTGGTTCCTCTTGGCGTTGTAGTTGATCAGTCTCGCCAATCTCAACACAGAGTTCCTTCTCTCCGCTGTCTCTAGGAAATTTTCCCTTGCGTTCAGATCCACCCTGAAAGAAAGTGCCTGTGCTATGTAGGCTATCAGATCTATCAGTGCAACGTACTCAGAGCTCTCCACGAAGTCATTGAAATCGTCCGGGTAGTTCTCACGCAGATATGCCACCATGGTCCTTCTCAGTGTCTCGAAGTCGTAGCTCTTGAAATCTGCCTGTTGGAAGGACTGGTAGATCTTCCTCCAATCTTCCGCTACTAGTAATCGGTTCTGTCTATCTGTTGTGGCCATAGTTTTATCAACTCGTTAACAACGATATTTATGTGTTAGGAAATGTGCGTACTTTAAGATAGGCGCAACAGTGAGTTCTCATCAAAGTTGAATCTCAGCTTCTCTGTGATGTTCAGGGGAACATACGTTATAGTTGCCTGTATGGCTATGCCACTGCCTGCTTCAGATACCAGTATTTCCTCTGTGGAGATACGTGGATCTGCATTTAGGTTGGCTGTGATGTCCTCTATAATAGCGTCCTTCAGTGCTTCCGTGAATGGTTCAAACAGTGCATCGTATATTATAGTGCCAAACTCAGGGTTCTCCACCCTCTCGCCCTTACGTATGCTTAACCTGTTTATGAGATCCTGCTTGGCCACCTCGAAGTCATACAGCTTGAAGTTCTTCTGGTCTGCCCTGGAACTGAAACCCTTGAATGTTACCGTACCTTTGTTCAGATTTGTTGTGTCGTCTCCGTATGCCATTAGTTCAATCTCCTGAATTCAACATCCACCTTGCTGTAATCTACCATGTAGAATCCTGTGTCTGTCATTTCTCTCGCCCATGGAACTTCCTGTGCCATCACGCCCTCGTATGTTCCTGCTGACTGTTTGTATTTAAACGAATATATGTTGATGCCTGCGGGTGACTTGCCAATTAATCGTATGTCTTCTTTCAGTCTGCTGTCACTGAAAAATTTACCTATGGCCGATACTGCACCACCTATGGAGCCACCTAATGATGTGGGGAGCGAGATTCCCCCGACCGACTTCATCAAAGTGGAGAATCCCGATGCCTGGAAGCTGGGACCGTAACCACTGTGTTTGAAGAATTTTGATGCCGTACTTGCTATACTTGAAATACTTGAAACGTTTGTAATACTACCTGCCATAACATTCTTGTACACATTCGTGATCGTGCTCACGTCGTTTGCTATTGATCCAATGTTTCCTATGTTTAAATTTCCTGTTATTCCTTGTACCGTGTTCAATACATTGCCTAGGTCGGCCCCGCCACCCCTCAGTGAGTACAACTGTCCGGCCGCATTGGCAAACACGTTGTCCTTGAACAACTGTACCGCACCGTTTCCGGATATGCTATCTATCACCTGGTTGGTCAGCTGTTTCGTTAAATTATTTGTGACATCACCTATTGTGTCTTTGACGTTGAAATTCTTCAACTTGTTGGATATGCTTTCTACATCTTTGAACGTGCCCTTGGCCTGGTTTATCACATTGAATGTCTTGTCATATTTGGTTCCGAAATCTGCGATCAGCTCCCGTGCCTTGACAGCACTTGTTGAACTGCCCATCTTGTCTTTCAGCCATCTCTCCGAGTCTGCCTGGAACTGTCCAAGCCTGATGCTCTCTATGGGCGAGATCCTGTTGTTCTGTTCCATGTACTCCACCGTGCCTGGTGTGCTGGAAAGTCTGTACCACATTTTCGTGTCCAGACGATCGCCTAGTGGATCCGAGCTTGGTAGGTGTCCTTCTGAAGTGAATCCCCTAAATCTTGGCATTGGTTCGTGTGTGACGAACCTGTGTACTGTTGTCTTTGTTTTCTTGGTGAAAGATTGTAGTGGTTCTATGCCCTTCTTGGTCAGTTCCACATCTCCCTCTTCCCTTGGCGTCATTCCCACCTTGTCTGTGGTCAACCAGTTTGGTCCCCAACCCGGACTTGCTCCTGTTGAATTCATGTGTACCTGCGATCCTGCCAGGTGTATTGCTCCACCGGCTCCGTGCAGTTGTACCCCGGGTGTGAATGATGTCAATCCATCCCTTGCGAAATCCCTTATTGATCCTGCCTGTGAGCTGTTGAATATTCCTTTGTCTCCCATGTTGAACATGGCCGAGGCCGACTGCACCATGTCCGTCTCCGCACTCATCCTTACAGATCCCGCGGCGTGCATGTTGATGTTGGCATCGCTGTGTAGGTTGAAGTCACCCTGTGTCCTGATGTTTATGCCTCCCACTCCGGAGTAGAGATCTATCTTGCCGTCCCTGTTCATCTCTATCCATGCGTTACCCGAACCATTGGCTATGTAAACTATGCCGTCAGTGTCATGCATAAGCAACTGGTGTCCAGAGGCCGTCCTCAATCTCGTCAGTTGGTTCGTGCCATCTGCCGCACCATCGTCCATGGTGAACGTGTGTCCTGGTGTCCTCACGACATAGTCAGTCGCTCCTGAATCCTTTGGTCCCACCTGTTCTTTTGTTGTTCCTGTGTCCTTACGACCCGGTGTGCTGATGCCAAATACCTGGCTGGGCGATTCCCTACGTGCTGAACTTGATGTGTTACCCCTGATGTCATCTGCACTCAATCCCTGTTTGACCAGTATGTCAGCGAATGGGTGTATGGGCAGTGACGTTCCCTCGTAATTCCCGTTTGCCAGTGCTCCTGGGGTTCTCCTGTTGAGTTCTCCTGCGGGAACATTTGTTGATCCGTATGTTTGTAATTTGTCGACCGTGGACTGCGCCGTTCCGGGAGGACCATCCTGTTGTCCCGTGGTCTTGTCCCATGTTCTGGTACTTGATGCTATGCCCGGTACCATGTGGTTGGTGTAGGGATCCTGTATGCATCCTATCCAGTAGGCCTGCTCCATCTTGCCTTCTGCGAATATCACTAGAACTTTCGTTTCAAGATCAGGTGGTACTCCCCAGAAACCATAAGAGTGCTGTGAGTCGTTGTACTCCCTTGATGCACCATTCGTTTTTTGGGCGTCCTTGGCTCCATAGAAAGGAGAAAGGTAGTCACAGGTCACCAGCTGGTTCTCTGTAACGTCCTTGGAACCTACCTTCGCGAGACTGGGTATAAGCACCGACAGTCGTCCCATCCTGGTTGGATCGGAGTTGCCCTTGACTATGCCAAAGTATGGTCCCGGATTGGAAGCTGACCAGTCTTGGTCATTGCCC